TACGAATCAACCCTTCGAGCCCTCGGTTAAAGTTACAGGAGTCACGAAAGGGGAAGAAGGGTTACGCCAGCCTGAAGAAAGCGGGTGACCTAGTGTCGACACACGTCAGCCCAGATGGATACGGAAGGGTTAACCTGAAGAAGGAGTGTGGCAAATACACCTCCCATAATATACACAGGATTCTCATGCTGACCTTCCACCCCCCTGCGGATGACTCACTACAGATCAACCACAAGGATGGAGACAAGTTGAACAACAGTTTTGAGAATCTGGAGTGGTGCACCCAATTAGAGAATCTGAAACACGCATGGGATACAGGACTGAGACCCGCTCCGTCACATCGGATATTGAATGAAGCACAAGTGTTGGAAGTCCGAGAGATGAGAGCGTCATCAGATAAGACACTTAAAGAAATCGGAAAACTTTACGGCGTCACTCAACACGCCATTTGGAGAATCGTCCACCGGAAGACGTGGAAACACATTTAAGAACATGAAAAAAGATAATATAATAACATATGCGCTAGATTATGAGAGCTACTTTGATCGGGAATGCTCAATCCGCACCCTTGGCCCTTTAGGCTATTTCTCTCACCCTGACTTTGACGCATACCTCGTAAGCGTCGTCGGTGACAACGGCTACGAATTCGTCGGCCACCCCAAAGACTTCGACTGGAGTTTGCTGGAGGGCAACATCGTCCTTGCCCACAACGCGAGCTTTGACGAAACCCTCTACCTTTACGGTGTAACCCAAAACTGGTGGCCTGAAGTGCACCCCGCCGAGTGGCACTGCACCGCCGACATGGCCGCCGCCTGTGGCCTGCCCCGCGCCTTGAAGGGTGCAATCGAATCTGCATTCAGCGACATTGATGTCAGCAAGGAAACGCGGAACAACATGATGAACAAGCGGTGGGAGAACATGACCGAGGAGTTCAAGAAAGAGGTTCTTGATTACGCCCTGCTGGACTCATCCCACTGCCTGCTTCTTTGGAAAACCTACGCACACAAGTGGCCCCAGTTCGAACGTGGCATCAGCGCAGCCAACCGCCGCATCATGCAGCGTGGGCTCCCCGTTGACGCGGGTGCTCTGAAGGTTGCACGGGAAACGCTCAACGATACGTTGTTCAAGACCGAGCAAGCTATCCCGTGGGCTGGTGACAAACCGCTGCTCTCACGCAAAGCCTACGATGCCGAGTGCATCAAACTCGGACTTGAACCCCCTGCCTCGTTGGCCAAAACGGATGTCGATGCGCAGAAGTGGATCGAGAAACACGGTCGGACACACCTTTGGATTCAAGCCGTCAGCGATTGGCGTAGGATCAACTCTCTCAAGAAGAAACTCGAAAGCTTCGAGAATGGCTTGATGGCCGATGGTAGATACTATGGGAACATCATGTATTGGGGCGGTCACACTGGGCGCTTCAGCGGCGGTGGTGGAAACCTGAACCTCCAGAACCTGCCCCGCGCCGACATGTTTGGGATCAACATGCGAAACCTCATCACCGCGCCGAAAGGCAAAAAGCTGGTGGTGGTTGATCTTTCCCAGATCGAAGTCCGCACACTCTGCTGGCTGGCAGGTGACAAGGCCACCATGGCTGAGATTGCAGCCTCCGATGATATCTATGAAGCGTTCGCGATCCAGTTTGGCTTGTGGTCGAAGGATAAAGGGGTGCTGAAAAAGGAAGCGCCAGAGGTCCGCAGGTTGACCAAGAACATCACGCTCGGTTGCGGCTACGGCTGTGGGGCACCCAAGTTCGCCACGATGTGCGACATGCCCTTGGCAGAAGCCGAGGACGCCGTGGCGCTTTATAGAAAGTCACTGTTCAAAGTCCCAAAGTATTGGCGCAAGCTGGACTCGGATATGAAGAAGTCCTACGCGGCGAACGCCAAACACACGATTGAACTCCCAAGCGGAAGGTCGCTCGATTACGGCTTGATCAAAATGAGTCGGCACGACGGTAGGGTGAACCACGTTGCCATGATGAACAAATCAGGTCGCAGGGTGCCTATGAAGCTTTGGGGTGGCACGTTGGCCGAGAATGCCAGCCAAGCCCTCGCCCGCGACGTCTTCAGCTACATGATGCTCAAGATTGAAGAGGCAGGCATCAAGATCATCTTCCACGTTCACGACGAGGTTGTGATCGAGTGCGATGAAGAAAAAGCAGAGGGAGTTCTCGCCAAGGTGGTCGAGATCATGTCAACTCCACCAGAGTGGATTTCTGATATCCCCTTGAGCGCCGAGGGCGACATCGTTACCAACTATACAAAATAAGAAATGAACTACAGAACACTGAAAAACCTACGCGGAACCAAGACAGAAAAATGCTCCGACCTGAGCGTCTTGGTCAAACCCAAGCCAGCCTTTACCAGCAAGGCGGAATTCCGAGACTGGTCCGCTGCATCTACCACGGATCATGTCTTCTACTCAGCATGTGAAGGCCGTGCCCCAGCGGGCAGGATCAACAATGAGAACCCAGTCAACAAGATTGGAGGGTTCATTGCCGACTACGACGCCCCCGTTGACTGGACCACCCTCGAAGATGACATCACCACGCGCTTCAAAGGGTTCTTGCCGACGTGGCGTTCCAAAACCCACTCTAACTATCTGAGGTTAGTATGGGAGTTCACAGAGCAAATCCCCATTGACCCTGCATCAGCTACGCCATTCCTGAAAGCTGTCGCGAAGAAGATGAAGGCTGCAAATGCCTTCGCCGGATTCGATGAGGCCTCATACAAGCCAAACCAATACTTTGAGCTTGGCGAAGACTGGGTCCGCGTTGCCGACCCGCTTTCCGAAGATCTCATCCAAGGGGTTTGGGCCGCCGTGGTGAACGCCAAGCCGCCTGCCACCTCTGATGTCAGTATTCCAATCGAGATCGTTGCCAAGGGCGTAGACGAAAAGTTCCCCAACCGCTGGGTGGGTGACTTTGAAGTCGGCAGCCGTGGCCCGCTCTTCTGGGTGGACGACGGCATCGACCGAGACGGCTGCATGGTTGTTGAGGACGGCATGGTTTGCTACAGCGACCGTGCTGGCCAAGGGTTCATGTCGTGGGCCGATATCTTTGGCCGCGCCTTCGTCAAGGATTACGAAGAGCGCCGCCTCTCTGGCCTGCTCGACGAATACTGGTTCAACGGGCGCAGCTTCTTCAAGTTGCTCTACGACCAAGCCGTGACCGTCCCGCGAGATCAGATGCTCTTGGAGTTCCGCCAGAACGGATTCTCAACCAAGATCAAGAAGGGCCAGCAAGTCAGCGAGGTCGAGGCCGCGCTGCTCACCGTGAGTAACCACAACCGCATCGACGAGATTGCCCCTGTGGTCTTCTCGCCAGATCGTATCGTGTCATACAATGGCAGCCGCATCCTCAACTGTGGCAACCTTGAACCCGTATCCGCAGACTCTGACGGGGACCCTTCAAAGTGGCCCTTCTTGCACGACTGGTTGGGGCAACTCTTCGTGAACTCGGGAGATGTTCCTACGCTTGATTACTTCTATGCGTGGCTCAAGCGTTTCTATGAGGCAGTAGTGGAAAAGAAACAGGTTCAAGGGCAGGCCCTCGTTCTGGTTGGCCCGACAGGGCGGGGCAAGTCCCTGCTCTCCAACAAAGTCATCAGCGGGCTCGTTGGTGGGTTTGCTGATGCCTCTCAGTATGTGAGTGGTCACACGAATTTCAACAAGGACCTTGGCCGTGTGGCCGCTTGGGTCATCGACGATACGACGTCCGCGTCATCGTTTCAGGATCAACGCAAGGCTACGGAGATACTCAAGAGGGCAGTTGCCAACCCGCGTGTCGAGTATCAAGCCAAGTATGCCGACAGCATGTCCATCCCGTGGACTGGTCGCGTGATCATGTCACTGAACATGGATGCGAACTCACTCAGTGTGATCCCATCCCTCGACAGCAGCAACCGCGACAAGCTCATGGCTCTGCTCATCAGCGAAGACTCAACGACCGAGTTCCCACCCAACCACGACCTTGAAGACACCATTGAGAAGGAGCTTCCACACCTCGCCCGATTCCTTTTGAACTGGGCGATTCCGAAAGAGGTCGGCGGCACAGGCCGCTTTGGAGTCAAGAGCTTCATCGACCCCAAGATTGCAGATGCCGCTTACGACAACAGCAGCCGCAGCGCCATCGCTGAACTGGTTGAGTTCTTCGCGCAGAAGCACAGGGAAGTCTCTCCGGACGTGGTCACATGGGAGGGCACGCTCACAAAGTTCCAAGTTGATTTCCACTGCTTTACCGATGGGCGCACCACTGGTAAATCCAATAGCCTTGAGTTCATTCGCATGGGCATGGCAACGCTTGAGGATGCAGGCCGCGTCAACAAGTCCATCCGACCCGTGACCTCCAAAGGCAACGGCGGCGGGAAGATCTGGAAGATCAACCTGTCATCTGCTTACGATATCGATGTGCAGATGAGCAAGATTTAGTAGATTGTGTCTCACGCATTAAGAACAACGACCTTTGTGTATCAAATACAGCGAAATATGGACCACAAAGAAACTGGGTTGATTACAGAAGTGCCTCTTTGCCAAGGAGACTCTCAAACGAGTCAGGACTCTTAGTCACAGCAATGGGGAAGCGGTAGCCGCCAACGTGGTATTTAAACCCGTAGCCGTCACCGTCTCCCTTGTGCTTGTAAAATTTGGGTTTTTCAATCGTGCTGGCTGGGCACCAACCGCCGAGCCAAACACGTTTGTGGTTCTTCTGCACCCACATGAAATAGTAAATGTCCGCAGGGAGCTTGACCCCCTCACCCTTTATCACACTGGCGTTGAAGTTCTCCTGTGGGATCTTGGAGCAGGTGGCAGATTTGATGTCCACCGTCTTCCCAAAGATCTCATAGTCATGGGTGAACGATTCACCGCCAACGTAACGGGCTTCAGGGAACATTTTGCCGAACGCGACCTCACCGAGAAAGCCAGTCATCCTACCCTTACCCTTCGTCACCGAGCTTTTCAAAATGCCTTGGCGTTGCGCACGGCGCTTCGCTTCAGCGATGTCGGCTTCGGTTGTGCGGTAGAGGATAAAGCGGCTCATCCTTTGTTGGCACGGTTGCGGGCACGGCTTAAAATTCTCAGGTTCGAGGGTGAGTTGTTCAACGGATTTCCATCCTTGTGATCAACGTCTTTGCCTTTCAAGGCAGCCGCACCATGTTTCTTCTTCATGTATCGAAGCGACTCTACACGGCTCGCACGCTCCTTGATCTGCTCCGGCTTCCCGTGGTAGCCGTCGTATTCTTTCCTGTAGTTTCTGTTTCGCATTACTTGTCAGAGTGTTTTGGTCTATCCTTTGCCCATTTTGCTATCTCAATACCAAAACTCATTTCACTTTGCTTTAAGTTCCTCAATCAGTTTTCTCAATTCATCA